TCCAAGGCGCGCGCCACCGTTTGCGGTCGGCTGAACTGGACCCATGAATCCGAGGTCGCCTGGCTGTGGACCATAGAAGAAAGTCGTCGCTGCTTTGCCGAGTTGAGCAAACGCAGAACCGGCGAGCTGACCGATACCCATTTGCAGAAACTCGCGTGCGAACGACATCGCGAGTTGCTTGAACGTGATCTCTCCGTCCAGCAGCATCGACGCCATTGCGTCGCTGAAGCCGCGCTCCATGTAATCGAACAGACCTGCGTAGGCGTCTTTGAGCTCGTCTACGTTGTCGGTCTGATCTTTCACGTCCTGCGCGTTGATCTTGTCGATCTGCGCCTGCGCGGTCTTCCGCAACTCGACGCGCATCTCTTCTTTCTCAGCCTCGGTCGCGGTCAGTTCGTCGATCGCAGCGATCTGCAATTCGAGCTGATAGCGGATCGCTTCTTCTTCGCGCCCCATCTCTTCGAGGAACTTCAAATGGATCTGGGTCCGCGCTGATTCTAGGCGTTTGAGGTTTTGCTCCTGCTCGCGTGCCCGACGTTTGCGATCTTCGTTTATTCGACGTTCGCGATCTTTGTTTATGAGGTTCCCGCGTTGATCGAATGAAAATCCTGCTTGTTCAAGAGTCGGACCTTGATCGTCGAATGAAAATCCTGCTTGTTCAGGAGTCGGACCTTGATCGGGAGCAGGTACAAATTTATCCGATGTTGCATCTTGTTGGCTAGCGCGCAAAGCAACAATTCTTTGCGACAGTCTAGAACGCTCTCTTTGGATTTCAGAAATCTGTCGATCTGTTGCTGCCGCTGCGAAGGTTTCGCCGACCATGCTTTGAAGACGTGCGCGATAATCGACCACATCTTTCAATTGATCGTTGAGGTTTTTCATTTGTCGCTCGGCTTGCGACAGACTTAGGTTTTCAAGGTTTTTGAACGCTAGGAAAACTCGATCCGCATACCCGGCAAGTTCTGCCATCATTTCCGCAGTCGAAACCAACGCGGTGCCGCCGAGTTCGATCAACGCTGGAGAAAGCCGCGTTTTTGTAATCTGGGCAAGCTCGTCAAGTCGATCCTGAAGCTCATCGGATTTGGAAATCATCTCGTCATCGAGAACGATGCCAAGTTCGCGCGCCCGGTCGCGAAGCTCCTCAAAGTTGCCTGCCATGTTGACGATGGCGACGCCTTCAGAATCGAACAGCTTGAAGGCCAGCGCGTTGCGCTCAAGTTCGTTCGGCACTTTCGCGATTGCGCGAAGCGCGTCGCTGAACAGTTCCTCGGTCGATCGAAGGTTGCCGTTGCTGTCGCGTAACTGCACGCCGAGCGTCTTGAGCGCATCCTTCGCTTCGCCGGTTCCGTTTGCAGCTTCGGCAGCTCGACGACCGAAACGCTGAAGACCCATGTTGAGCGCGTTGATCGCTACGCCGTTCTGATTCGCAGCGTATTGAAACTCCTGAAGCGCCGATGCGCTGATGCCTAGCTTCTGCGCGATGTCGCCAAGGTCATTTGCGGTGCGGATCGCCTGGCGTGCGAGGTTTGCCATCGCTCCGGTCGCAAGGCCGGTAATGACGGCAGCCGCCGCGACCGCGTTGCCTTTGACACGCTTCAGACTGGCGCTAACTGACTTGAAATTGGCCGTCATCTTCGACGACGTTGTCTTTGTCGCCGCTTCGGCTTTCCGCAAGTCAGCCTGAAGCTGACCGATCTCGGCACGCAGAGCGACTTCGATTGAACCGATCTCAGCCATCGTTCTGCGCTCCTTCCTTCATTGCTTCATTCAGGCGGCGTGCGAAATCATCATGCTCAGACTGTCGCATCTCTGCCTCTTCGCCGTGCAGCGCACGCGCCTTCTTCGGCTTGTGCATCCATCGCTCAAACGTCGGGATCTCTTTTGCGCGCGATAGCACCGCCGTCCAGTACGCTTGAGCCTTTGCTAGCTCGACCTCTGTTTGCCGCGCCTCCATGAACTCGGTCATGTAGGCGTTGATCTCGGCAGGCGTCGAACTCCAGAACCGTTCCGATGTCCAACCAAACCGGACAACCGCGAATCGCTCCGCAGCTAGGAAGTCCCAGTCTGATCGCTCGGAGGGTTTTCGTCGTCGTCGCTTCCTCCATCTCCGAAGTCAGGTTCCGGCTTCCCCCAAAGCGCTAGGTTGATGCCTTCGACCGCAGCGTGATACGTTGGCAGCATCGGAAAGAACCAGCCGCGCACCGTCTCGAGCTCGAGATCAGGCATCTCCCAAAGACGGCCAGCCCAAACCAGATAACTCAACGTCGAGGCGTCAAGCGTCATCACCGCGCCAGGAATACCCGCAACGCCTTCAAGGCCAAGCGAGTCAATCAGGCGCGCGAGCGCGCCCTGATCGAAGCGAAGAAAGCAATCCTCGCCGTCGATCAGGACGCGCACACGTCCACGCATTTGGTCAGCCGTCAGGGTCACTCGCTAGTCTTCCTGCGGAGTGACTGCGCCGGTTGCCTGCAACGAGATCGAAATCTCGGCGGGACCGTGCGCGGGAGCATCGACGCTAAGGCTGGTGACGTAGGCGCTCGCGGTCTTCACGGTCGTCGGACTCAGGCCGTTCGCGTTGTCACTCCAGACGACCGTCACAGACTGACCGTCCTCGAACGCATCGACGAGCGCACCGTAGGCGGTATCGGCGGCAACGTAGAACGCGCTGCATTCGATGTTCATCGTCTGTTTGCCGGGCAGGAACTTCGCTTCGTCGCTCGTCTTGTCCGACACGTCCATCATCTCGGCGCTGCGCGTGATCGTCGCGCCTCGCTGCGATCCGATCAGATCGCTTCCGATCAGGATTCCGATCTCGTTTCCATCGACAGCCATAGTGGCCTCCCTCTTGCGTTAGCGGTCCAGATGGATTCTGGCCGTCAGCACTCGACCGTGCAGGTCGTCTATGTCATTTGGTACGGGTCCGCTCATCTGGATTCCGCACATATTCCAATTCGGCACCGAGAAGTGAACGCGCAGCTTCTCGCGGATGTATTCGGCGATCGTTTCGAGATCAGCAACGCCACCGTCGTCGTCGTCATAGATCGCGATGTCCTGCTGAATCTCTCGAACGACGCGACCTTTGGTGCCAAGCGTCTCGTCGGTGATCGACTGCGTGACGATGAAAGGCGAGCCGGTCTGCTCCGGCACCGGCAGCACGCCGAAGATCGCGGGACCGCCACGGAACGTGCCTAGTTTTGCCGTGAGCACCGTGTCGGCTTTGAGGTATCCGATCAGCGAGCGAGTCAGATCAATCATCGACGACCTCGCGCTTTCTTCGGGAACACGCCTTTGACGAGCCGCTTGATTGCTTTGTCTCGGTTCTTTTCGAGCGCAGGTCTTAGGTACGGACGCGCCGCGATTCGTGACCGAGTGCGCAGCGGACCGATCGGATCGCCAAACTCAAGACGCCTCGCGTATTTGGTATTCGCGCCAATGTAGACCTCGATCGCGCGGGATTGGATTTCTTTCCGATATGCAATCGAGTTTCGCAAAAGACCGTTCAGCGAGCGCGGAGGCTCGCCAGGCTTTGACGGGTTCAATCCAACGAGACGTTCTCCGACTCGCTTGGTCGGCTGGCCTTTCGAGAGTGAGCGAACCACAGCGCCGTGCAGCATGAAGCCGACGCGATCGGCATTGATCGACATCTGGTGCATCGCTTCAAGCACTACTCGGTCGCCGTCCCACTCCATCGTGACCTTCGTCTCACGCGCCAATCTGCTTCTCCTTGCAGATCGAAGCTAGGTGATGATTCGGCACGCTCGGCGTGCGAACGCCCAGCACTTCGTAAGTGCGCGATCCGTGCTCGATCGTATCGCCGCGCTGCACGCTGATGTTGGCAGCGGTGTAGATCATCGTCGTCGCTTCCGCGTACTCGATCGGACCGTTCTTGATCTCGGTCGCGTTGGCAGGCGAGATGCGCGCCAGCGTATCAGACGAGATAGTGGACAGCGTATATTGCACGCCACCCATGTCGTCGTAGTCGGCAACAGGTCGCTTGACCGTGACGGTCGTATTTAGCAGCGACAGGATACCGCTCACCAGCTCGGCCTCCGGTACTTTTGAAGCT